TTTATAGTGAGGGATTATTTTACAAATGGTGGAATACGATGTTTTCCTTGCTCTGAGAATTGTCTTCTGTTTTTCATTAACTTACCTCTTTTAATATCGTTTAGTCTTTCCCAATCTTTTTTGTTATAGGTAACAACCACTACATCTTTCTTTTCTGTTACCTTTTGGGGTTTAATAAAAAAGAAAGGGTGGATTGGCCTACGCTGGTTGTGATTAGGATGATGCTGTTCTTGAGAAAAGGCTCCGGCTACTAATACTGTAGCTAATACTAAGGTGATGATCTTTTTCATTTTTATTATAAATAGGACAGCTTATTAGAGAAGCTAATTTGTAAATTATAAAGTATTGTTAATTACTTAGCGGCGCTTTAATACTAGGATGGCATTGATAATTTTCTAATTCAAAATTGACTTGTCCATTAACTGCTTCATCCAATCCTTTATGTTCTAAATTAGCTAAGAATATAGGATTCATTTTTAGTTTTGGTAATTCAAATGATGATCTACTAATTTGTTCTTTAGCTTGTTCAATATGGTTATTATATAAATGAACATCACCTAAGTTACCAATCAATTGATCAGGTACCATATTAACTGTCTTAGCAATTATTTCAAGTAACAACCCGTATGAAGCAATATTGAATGGTAGACCTAAAAAGGTATCTACTGAACGTTGATTCCACATTAGAGAAAGATACTTACCATCTCTAACATAACATTGAAATCCATAGTGACAAGGTGGTAATATCATTTGGTCTAACTCACCTACATTCCAAGCACTAACCATTAATCTTCTACTATCAGGATTTGTTTTGAGTTCGTTGATTAGGTTTGCGATTTGGTCTAAATAAATAGGTTTATCATCATCAGTTAAATCTTGTAATCCTCCCCATTTTCTCCATTGCCTACCATAAATTGGTCCTAATTCACCCCACTGCTTTGCAAACTTATCATCAGTTTTTATTTTACTAATAAACTCTTCTTTTATAGGTACACTAAAATCTAAGGCTGCTACTTCTTTTAAATAATTCTTATAAGCATCACCATCCCAAATATGACAATCATTATCAACAAGGAATTTAATATTAGTATCACCTCTCAAGAACCATAACAATTCGGTCACCATTGTTTTGAATGCCATCTTCTTTGTAGTTAACAAAGGAAATCCATCACTCATATTGTGTCTGATCTGCCAACCGAAGGTTGATTTAGTACCTGTTCCTGTACGGTCTTGTTTTTCAACACCGAAGTTGAGGATATAGTATAGTAGTTCTATATACTGGCGATCTAGATTATTCATTTTTCAAATGTTTGAATGTTAGCATTAGTATCTACTAGTTCTGACCATACTCCATTATAAGTAACTGCTCTGACTTTGCGATTATCTATCCACATATACTCTTGACCATCTTTGATTCTTGGTTTGTCCATAATCAATCCATGATACTTAAAGCCATGTTCTTTTAACCAGGTCTCTGTTACTTCTCTATCTTTACTTTCTCTAGCTGTAAAAAAATGAATTGTGTTTCCTTCATCGTACCACTTATTTAGAATATCTTTTGCTCCAGGATATTCTTTAGCTGTTGGATATAGGTGACTATCTTCATTCTTGATATCGTCACAAATTGTTCCATCAATGTCTACTAACAATATTCTACTCATAACTATTTAATTTAAGTTCAATAAATTTCATCATGCAGATCATCCCAAGAATCTCTACCTGCTGTTTTGTTTACATGCTTATCCCAATCTAAAAAGTCTTTACTTTTATATTTAGGATGTTTTTTGTGCATGTATTTAATTCCACCTGCAGATAACCAGGCGATGGATCCTGAAAAAGCTACGATTAATAAAATAACGCCTATCATAAGTAATAATTTTCTAGCTAATCCCACCAACCTCTTAGATCTGACCCATCATAATCCTTGTACTCTTTATATTTCTTTCCTTCAATAATTTGCCACAATTCTTTCCACTCTTTGGCTTCTAGTTCATGAGCCTTTTTAAATATCATTCTATTGTGTTTCTTCTCATCTTCTGTATCTTCATCTACAAGAAGATAGTTACCTTCATTTGTTTCTTCAAACTTCCAGTCTCTCATTACTAACTCACCAAAATCTTTCTCTGTTCTTTCAATATAATTGTCATCTATCCTATTCTGCAAAAGCTTGATAGCTCTTTGCATCTTATTTATTTTTTTGTCTAGACTTTCAGACACTTCTATACCCTTCAATCTCATACCTTGTTCTTGGATCTCGAGAGATCTTTTTAGAATCTCTATAGTAAACCTATAATCCCACCAGCGATGAGACCATAGCTCACGGCGAAATCTCCAAACATTCTTTACGAACCCAGGGAGATCATATTTGAATAGGCTATAGGCCCTATAAATAGGACTTTGATGCCAACTCAATCTCTTCAAACTATTAAAAAAGGAATCTTTTGCTTGAATATTCATAACCTCTATTTATAACAAATATATAAAAAATAAGAAAAAAAATAAAATAATTCTTTTTAGTATTAAGCTATTCTATTTACAGTTAAAATTATAGAAGGAATATTAGGCCCTATAGATGCAGATGTGTATAATATTCTAGCATTATTTCTATCTGCACCCCATTTTAATTGATAGTAATCCCCGGCTGAACTAGATACAAAAAAGTTCCAAGCTGCTACAGATGCATCATTAGATCCACCACCTAAAGTAATTCCTGTATTAGAATCAGGAATATTTGTGCCATTTTTATTTAACCATATATAGACAGTGGTATTTGTACTAGTAGTTTTATCTAGCTGAGTAGAAAATTGTATATTATAGACACCGGCATTTTGTATTTTTATTTTGTCTTTAAAAGATCCAGATATACTAACTCCATAAGCAAAATCAGTTGTACTAAAAGACATTGTATTCTCTGCTGATGCAACTGGGTTAGTTAAAGAAGCAGTATGATAAAAAGACCCATAATAGCTAGTTACACCAAAAGAACCTGTTTGACTAGGTAGTATTACTGAAGACGATATTTGATTGAATACAGCATTTCCTACAGCTTGAAATGTTGTTTTCTTTGTTATGCTATTATTAACAATAGCAAAAACGTCTGTCGATTCTGGTATAGATAGGCTAGGTAATCCTGATATAGGTAAATCTGGCATGGTATTATATTTCTACTGTTACGTAAATTTTAGATCCGTCTTCTTGTAATATGTAAAACAAGTTTTCTTGTTGTAAAAATCCTTCTGACACTATTGTTTTTGTCTTTGATATACCTCCGCACTCTTTCATAGAATGGTGCATTTTCATAGCACAGATCTCTTCAACAAGAATATTATACCTATAGATCTGCTCTTGGAGAGGTAGCTTCTTTATTTGTGGAAGCTGGGAAAAGTGTGGCCACGATATCTCTGGGAACATATCCATATATTATAAATATGGGATACCTTTAGTATCTTTTCTAATATGCTGTATTTGAATCAAATATACTATGATAATGATACTTTTGGCATTGGTTTACGATTTGCAGACTGTTCACCTTTTAGCTGTTTTATATGTGTATAAAGCTCTAATGTAGTACCATCAAAAGTCTCCATAATAGAGTCTAGCTCTTCCTCTGCAATCTTGAAAGTAATACGGAAGTCTTTCTTCATCTTCTTCATGATCTCAGTCTCTTCTTTTAGATAGTCTTCATGAAGCTTTTTGTACCTAGTTCTGAATAGGCTGATCTTATCAAGCTTATCTTCATACGCTTTTAGATGCTCTGTAACATCTTCAAGAAGATAATTCTCATGCTCTGCTTGATAGTAATAGTCTGAATGCTCGTAGTCGCCATTTACGATCTTTTCATATAGAGTCCTTTTATCATGCAGAGTTTGCCTCTGTTGATAACGCCTCCACCAAATAAATTGGTTATATGTCTTTTTAGAAAGCTTAGAGAGGTGTGTCTCCAAAAAATCTCGTTGTAGTCTTGTTTCGAATATCATAACCTTCATTTATTTTTTTATAATAATCATTAGCAAACTTAATCTTCCAATCTCCTGTGTGGCCATCTTCATCCAAAGCATACATAATTGCTTCTATTATCTGCTCCTTCTCCATTTGTTTGGCTTGTTCTAAGTCTGAACTATGTAATGTTCCTTGTATTGCCCATTTTTCTACTAACCAATCTACTGATGTTTGTTGTGCCATAGTTTTATATGCATAGCTTTGTTCCTGAATCTATTCTAGAATGAATCATAATATATCCACTAGAGGTTATTCTTATCCTCTCCACACTTTCTACACCAATACGCATATCAGCATTGCTAGTGGTTGGTGGTAGTGTCAGCCGCTCTGTAGGCTCTGGTAGAGCACACGCCAAGGCTGCCATAGATAGCATCTTGAGAAAACCTCTTCTATCTTGTTGAGACATAATTATTATTTAAACATTTCGTAATGCCTAGGATATACATGAAGATTGGTAATAAACCAATGCATTTGACCTACAGGATAGCCTGTTCTCTGTGAAACAAACTCCATAAGCTTAGCAAATGTATATTGATCATTACAGAAGCCAAACACAAGGTCGATAGATCTAGCAAACACAGTCATGTGTAACTTATCATCTTTGATATAGAAGTTAAGTACATCATTACATGGTGTATCATATTTGTATCTATCAAGCTCATGTAGAATGTAATGTACAATAATAGCACGTCTAGTTTCTTTGTTAAGCTTAAGATCGTTAATAACACGGTTTAGCTGATCGTTATACTTCCAGAAGTAACCATAGTTAGAATTAACTTCAGTTGTACCTGGTACCATCATTTGATTCCATATCTTAGCACGTTCACCGATCTCTTTGGCATCTCTGTTACCATTCATATACCAACACCATTCGTATTCTGCATAATCTTGGTTGAACTTACGGACTGGAGTTTTGATAGCCTTTTGTGTAGGATCTTGAATAGTGAATGACTGATTGAATATAGCTTTGGTATTAGCAAAGTCTTCACCTTTGTCAATGATGTAGTGAAACAAATTCTCGAATGCACTAGTTGGGGTAGGATAAGTTTTATTCTCCATATTGTTCTACTTGTATAAATTGTTTAAGAAAGTTGATGCCTTCAGTGTTACGATATTCATTCAAATATACAACTCTTTTTATTCCTGATTGCAAAATAAGTTTAGAGCAGTCTAAACAAGGACTAAGTGTTAAGTACAAAGTAGAACTATCTACAGAGTTGCCTGTTTTAGCGGCTTTCAAAATAGCATTACACTCTGCGTGAATAACATGGGCTAGAGTAACATCATCTTTCTCACAAGCATTATCCATTCCAGATGGAGTACCATTATACCCAAAAGAGATTATGTTGCCATCTTTAACTAAAACTGCGCCGACTTTTGATCGGACGCAGTGTGACAGAGTAGAGGTTTCTTTTGCTATGTTTATAAATACTGTGTCTAGTTTAGTCATATTATAGTCCAGTTGAACCAAATCCTCCGGCTCCTCTAGTTGTGTATCTTTCCTGTAATTCGTCTACTTCTACCACATCTAAATAACCTACTGGTATTAATATAAATTGTACTAATTTTTGGCCAGTTACAATAGTTTGGTCTTTATTTGATGTGTTAATCATATGCAGATGTATCTCGCCAGTATAATCCTCGTCGACACAACAAGCACCTACTGATAGACCTTGCTTAACAGATACGCCTGATTTGTTAAATGCAATTAATGCATAACCTCTAGGAACTTGCGCTTTAATGCCTGAAGGAATAAGAATTGACTCACCTGATTTAAGTATAGTCGTTTCAAAATCTTCTGGTACGTAAAAGTCGATGCCTGCTGATGCCTCTGTGCCCCTATTTGGGGTCTTTACGTTTCGTAACTTTTGTACTTTCATTTTGTAAATCATTTTTTTCTTTAATATAGTTATCTAATGCTCCTAAATAAGCACAAGCATCTAAGAGATTATCTTGCTTATAAGAGTATGAATGCCTGGATAATTTCAATGCAACCAATGCAGCGTACATATCTTCTGCAGATATATCTTTACCAGTCATGCCTTTCATAATCATAGAGGCTCTCTGCATGCCTTCTGAAAATGGGCCATACATTCTTTCTTTTTCTTCATTTCTAAGATCTACTATTTCATGAGCTTGTTTTAAAATACTATTTTTATTCATATTTTAGTTTTTATATTTCCAAATAAAACCGGCACTTGATTTTGATTTTCCAATTGCTGCATTTGAAATAGCAGATATAGACAATCCTAATACTTTAGCAGCTTTAGCTACAGATTCAAATTCTGCTATTAAGTTTCCTTTTATATTATACTGATAAACTCTTTTAGCATTAGCTAATTTACTAATTCCTTTTTGACTTTTTGATATTTTTTTCTTAGTATCTTCAGATAATTTTTTGCCAATATTAGATTTTGACAAATTTTGTCTGTGAATTATAGACCTATTTTTAGAGTACTCAGATAATTTTTTTATCATATTATCTGATTTTGGTCCTTTCATCTTATTTTTTGTTTCATCAGATTTTGTTTTTCCTTTTAGTGATTCAGATATTTTATTTTTAATATCTTCACTCAATTTTCTTCCTTTTTGAGATTCAGATATTTTTTTCTTCATATCAAAAGGAAGTTTTTTATTTTTCCAATATTTAATATATTCAGAATCATGAGAAGCTCCTACTGCTTTTTTAGAAAGCATCATATATCCATATTTTCCATAAAATGAATCTAATAATTTTTGTTCTTCTAAAAAAGCTTCCTTTCTAGTTTTCCATTCACTTAATATAGTATAAGAAAAATTTTTATATTTATTAAATGAATTTTGCATATAATAATTCCAATGGCAATTTTTTTCTAGAGAATTTTTATGCTTAGACATTCTTTTCTCTATGTAAGAGGTAGATCCTATTTGTTTATTAGGTCCTATTTGTATTTCATAAACATAGTGCATATATTATTTTATTATAAATATGCAAAAATAAGCCTTTTCTTCAGATCTCTTATAGATGATCTCGTTTGCTTGTTCTAGGATGTTCATGCAATAAATATAAAACAGAATTGATAAATGGTAAAACTATTCTCCTAAGTACTTGAGGATGTCTCTTTTGTCGCCCCACTCTCTTTGAGAATCAACATCACTTGGCTTAATTGTAGGCTTAGGCATATTTCTAGCTACATTCCAGAACCAATCTCCAGAATTGCCATAACGTTTCATATAGTCCCAACCTTTTGCATCGTAAGTTTTAATGCAATCAAATGGAGTATCAATGTCACAATCTTTTAAGAAGTCTTTATGATAAGCATAGAATTTAGCTCTGCCTAATTCACCTGGTTGTACGTTTCTTGCAACTGCTACTGCATGAAACTTTGTATCAGGAAGTGCAATCTGGAGTGTTCTAGATAGAACTCCTGTTGAGAATACCGACCACATTGTATCTATATTCTTGTTCTTAAACGCTTCATGAAATATCTTTACTCCTCCAGCAACTACTTGCTCATGCTTAAGACCAAAGGGAAGATACTTAGCGCCAATCTTTTGAGCAAAGTCTTTTGCCCACGCATTAATAGTTGGCATAGCAGGCGTCTTCAAGAATATTGGTGTTGCACCATCTTCAATAACTCTTAGTTGATGTTCTGATGCTTCTTTAGATGCAGGCATAAATAGTATAAGCTTTTTGTTATACTTTTTTGCAAGATAGGTTAGTGAATAAGGAGCGTAGCCTGTTCTTGGTGCAACATAGATTAGCGTATCTTCTTTTACTTGGCTAATCATAAAGTCTCCCATCTTGGCTTTGCTACCATACTGAAACTCTCCATCATCTATAACTGTATTGCCATCGATTTGTTTAATAGAAAAATCAAAATCAGGCTTATAGTCCTTTGTTATTTCGAGGTAGTAGTTTAAGTCTCTACCATTTGACATGTCTAAGTTAGACTGATCCGTTGCTTTGTTTATGAACATAACTATTTGAGTTTGGTTGCAAAGTCATAATATTTGTCATGACCCCACGTTTGTTTAAGTATTGTATTATT